TCAGCCCTTGCCCATGATGACAAAGACGACGCGGCGGATCGCCTCGGCGAAGCTGACGCCCAGCGCCATCGCCGCGATGCCGGTGACGCCCAATGCGCCGATCCCCATCAGCTTCCAGCGCCTGACGTCGTCGGTCACCGGCTTCATCTCCGCGACGTCCGCACCGATCGCCGAGACAGACGCCTCGATCTCACCCACGCGATCGACCAGCTGCTCCATGCGTAGATGTACGCTGCCATGAATGGCGGCGTACTTGTCCTCGGCACGGCGGCTGCCCTCCTCGATCCGGCGGATGGATTCTTGCAAGCCGCGCATGCCCGCAACCAATTCGCCGAGCTGGCGGTGAACGGCAACATCGATTTCAACTGCCGACATCGGCCCGCCCCCCATGCCTGGCGCATTCCGCCCGTGTCCAGATTTCCGAAGCACAGAGGCCAACGGCCGTGCGATCAATCCGGCGTTGATCGGCAGCAGTCGCGCCGCGCGCGCCGACGAGATCAGTTCCGACGACGCCCCGCAGACCCGGAACACTGGCCGGTTGCGAAGTTCCACAACCCGCCTGCATCAAGGCAGGAATCGTAATCAAAGCGCTTTTCGCGAGCGCGGCTCTGAGCGTCATTGTTCTGCCTTTCGATAGCATTGGCTATGGAACGGGCACCGTCGGCCCGGATTTCGTGAACGAGCCAGACGATGCCGGCGAGTAACAAGCCGCCAGCCAACAACTTCGGCCAGGGTAGCATCATCTGGCCCAGCCAAGGCGGCGCGCGAGCACGTACCAGGTTTCGGAGAGGACGCCGGCAGCAAGGCCGACGCCAACCTCCAACAGCATCTGGATGTCCGGATCATCGGCAATCGCGGGACCGGTTTCAGGCGCCAGCAAGCCCTTCGCAACAAGCAAGCCGGCGCCATAGCGCAACACGATGCGGATCATCACGGCGCTCATTTCGCCCGCCTCGCGAAAATTGAGACAATCACGGTGACAAGGCGTTCGAAGATGTTGCCAAGAGACAGGGCCGAAGCGCTGACGCCCTCGCCTTTTGCCTCCGATCCCGACGTTCCGGGTCGAAGCACCACGATGACGCCCGCCTCTGCCGGCCCCACCTTTTGCTGGCCACTCCGGCCATATCCGGCTTCCCGCAATGCCGCCTCGAACGCCCGACCATAAGCCTCGATCTTCGGACCATTTTGCCTGATGTCACCATTGATGATCGCGCGGGATGCCGCATAACGATAGCCGGTTGCCGCCCCGGAAAGGCTCTCGTCCGTGTCGAAGTCGGAAAGCCGTTTCCCGGTAAAAAGCCCCTCCGTCATGCCGTCGAACAGGATGCGCACTGCGGTCGCCATCTCGCTCGCCTGTTCAGGTGCCGCCGCGATGCCGAACTTCGCATAATTCGCCTTGCCGGTTATCTGGGCCAAACCGCGCCCGCGATAGCGCCACCCGTCATCGGCCTCCACATTCCCGAGCCGCCCGCCATAGACCCGGTTCGCAAGCTTTTGCGGCTTGCCAGCATAGGGTTCGGCACTCGCAAGTGTCGGGAATCGAGCAGGCCACACTTGGGTGAGCCGCTTCGCGGAATAATTGAGATTTTCTTCAACCGGCAGCATGGAGCTGCCGGTTTCGTGGTAGACGGTTGCAAGGATCGCTGCCAGTTGGCAGAGGCTGACACCACGGCGACGCGCCTCGTCGACGATAGCGTCAACGCCTGCCATCTGTAGGACAGATAGAGAGATGCCGAACACCACGCTGCCCCGTCGCCGGAGAGCGGCAAAGAATACCGATCGGTTCATAAATCACCTGTATAGCAGAGGGCGGCTAGAGATTGACTGCCGCGAGCCACAGAGCATCGACCTGCAGATCTGACAGGCCCAGCCCAACCGCAACCGTCGCGACGAGTGGGTGCCCACGCTGAAACGTCTCGGCATATTCCCACTCAATCTGTGCCTCGTCTCGTTCGGGGCCCACAGGTATCGCGGCAATCGTCGTTGCCACGGCCTCTGGCGAAGCGCCCGCACTAACGAGACCGAGACGGAATTGCCGCGCGGAGAGCGATGGCATCACTCTACGGCTCTCCTCATCCGTCGGAGGAACATACTTGGCAATTGGAAAATCATGGTTGCCGTCGAGCCATTTGCGGATGGCCGGATTGAGACCAAAACGCCCTGGCTCTGCCGTCGCAGGCGTTGCCGTTGCCAAGGCACCCAGCGCCATCAGAACGCGTATGGAATTGCCAAATCCAACAGCGCACATTGCCTTCCTCCACTCCCGAAGCCTATCGCCTGCGGGCAAATTCTTCGTCCTCGCCATCGGCATTACCGGCAATGGCAAAACCTTCGACGAGATCACGGTCGTAGCCCATGGCGATCAGATCCGAGCGGCGCATCCGCCGCTTGATGCCGGCAATCGGGCTGTCGTCGATCGAGATCGCATCTGGATGAACGAGGAATTCCTCGAGCGGCACGGCGGCAAGCCTTGTCGCCCCACGCTCGGCCGTACGGCGGATCTTGACGGTGAAGACCGGCTGCTCCACCGGCCCGGTGGGCAGCTCGATCCGTTCGACCGATTGCGCCTGTTCCAGCACCTCCACCGTGTCGTCGGCGATCAGTTGCACCAGGGCGGCCTCGTCGAGCCCGCTATGGGTCGAAACCTCGACGCTTTTCTTCTTCTCGTACCACCAGCGGATCACGCCGTTGCCGAGCTTCAGCGCGTCATGCGCTGCATCCTGCACCGCGTCATAGCCGTCGCTTTCGGGAAAGACGATGTAGTTGATGTAGTCGGTCGCCTGCTCGGCGCCTGCCTCGTCGCCCTGGTTGACCGGCTGGTATTCCACCACCTTGTCATTGCCAAGCACGGTGCGGATGAGCGAAGGCAGCACCTTCTTCACCGCCGCCCGCACGTCGCGCGAAACCACCTTCGAGCGGTTCGCTTCCGCCGGCACGTCGGCCATCACGCCGTCGTAGTATTCCATTGCCCGCACACGCGTGGCCGAAAGCTGGTCGCGATAGTCCTCGCAATCCCTGACGAGCTGGCTCACGAGCTCCGTCAGTTCCGGTTTCGTCATCGCTGCCATCAGAGAACCTTTCAGGGAGGAATATGGTTGAGATGCTGCCGTTGTCACGCGCGGCCCGAACGGGTGCGGCCGCGCCCTGGGGTTGATCGGCAGCGGAAAGATGTCGCATGAACATCGTTTTGTCGTGAGGGATTGGTGACGGCGAACACCGGGGTGAGAAACCTTAGGTCGCCAGCTCACCGCTTGTTGTTGCAGAATGTTGGACAGGTCGGCAACGGAGGGCAGCCGTCGATCGATTGCATCACCCCTTGCGGCGAGACCTTCGATGAGACCTGACCGCGGCCAACCAGTCTGGGAGAACGAATATGCCACTGGCCGACGCGACGAACTGAGCGATGGGCATGAACCCCTCTTGCCGCGCCATGCCACTCGACAGGGCAGCGAACGTCACTAAGCCTCCGAGCCCCAGGTAGGCTCGCTTCATCTCTGCCACCGGAATAACGTCGAAGAACCTGGAAACGTAGTCGGGCTCGCGCCACAGTATCAACGCGGCAATGAAGGTGAAAGACAGTATTGTCCAGGCATAGACCGAGAGCGTGGCGCTCCTGGCCGTTACGATGCCGCTCTGGTGCAGTAGGCGGCTGAAATCGAAATCGCCAACAGCACGCCAAGCAGCGCCCAAATCAGCCTTCGTTTGCTTCCCCAGAAAAAATACATACCCGCACTGGTAGCGAGCCCGCGTTAAAAGTTCGCTTCCGGCAAGGGTGTTCTCTGCCATCAGAGAACCTTCCGATCGGTAAAGGCCCAGGCGGCGGCGTCCGCCTTCACCCGGGCAAAGCGTTTCATCATCAGCGCATAACGAGAGGCCGAAATCACGTCGTCGCGCTCTTTCACGATCCGGCCATCCTTGCGGTGGTAGAGCCTGAACTCCTCGAACCATTCGCTCGCAGTGGAAAACACCTTGAAGCGCCCGGTCTGCATGCGCTGCAGCATGTCGGAGATCCCCGCCTCGACGCCGTTGGTGCCGTCGTCGAAGGTCGCACGCTCCAAAAGCATCGCCAGCCCCTGCCCGCGATATTGCGCCGCCAGCTGCTCGCCCGAGCCCTTGTCGTGCTGCAGCCCGTCATGCGGCCACGCCCACGGCAGCCAGGGCCCCCAAGGTTTGAGCGCCGCCGCATGGATGATCGGCGTCGCCTCGCGCTCGCGGTAGACCCGGGTCACATAGAAGACATCGGCCTCCCGGTCCCAGGCGCAAAGCGCTGCGGCAAAGGGGTGGTCCCAGCCGAAGTCGAGCCCGCCGATCTGCACCCAATGCCTGGGTATCTCGAACGGCTCGACGCGGATCTGTTCCTCGGTCACCGGGAAAATCCGGCCGGAGCCGAGTGTCGGCACACCCTTGGTGCGCGCTTCCTTCTCATGCGCCGGGTAGCTCGCAACGATCTTCGCGCGCTCCTGCGGCGTGTAGTGCTCGGCATCGTCAATCGTCATCGTCACCACGGTCCGGTCTTCGGAGGGTTCCAGCAGGTAGCGGCTGACGACCGAGCTCATGCCTTTCAGCGGCGTAAAGGTCACGGCGACCGAGCCGCCCGTCGCATTGGTGCGGGTGATGCCCTCGAAATAGACATCCTCCGGCGGCTCCTCGTCGAACCAGACATAGTCCACCGTGTTTGCCTGCCATTTCGCCCGGCCCTGCTCATAGGCTTTGAGAAGCAGCGTCGAGGTGCCGCCCGAAGCATGGCGCACCGTCACGCTGTCGAGCGCGCCGGAAGCGCTGGAACGCCGGGTCCAGCCTGAAATATTCGATTTCGGGATATAGCCGGTGCCCCAATCCTCCTCGCTCATCGGCGGGCCGACGAGCAGCCGCTGCACGCCATCGCGTGTCAGCTCGTGCGATTCCGAGCCGCCGATCATCGTGATCGGCCGCTCGAACCGTCGGCCCGCCCACCAAGAGGGATAGTCGCCTGTCAGATGCATCGCCGCTTCCGCAGCACCGGCCAGCGTCTTGCCGAGCTGATTGCCGGCCATGAACAGCCGCTCGCGGAACGTGGCCCCTGCTTCATGGAATGCCGTCTGCCTCGCATAGGGCCGGTAATAGAGCAGCCTATTCGTGTTCTGCCGGCGCCCGATCTCCATCGCCAGCTCCATCCGCTCCTTGAGCAGCAAGGAAAGGCCGGATGGTTTGGTCGAGCTTGCGGATCCGCTGAAGGAGTTGTTCATCCGTCATCTCGCCGATCTGGTTGGCATTGATGGTCACGTCCTTCGGCATCAGCGCCGCGACGGCCTTCAGGAAATCATGCGGGTTCTTCTCGATCAGCGCGTGGATCGCCGCTGCCCCGCGGCTTTCCCAGGCCGAAAGCATGTCTTCGAGGAAAAGCTCGCCGAGTTTGGTGCGTACCGCCTTGCGGGCGCGCGGCCGGATGACCGCACCTGCCCGGTCGGCGCGCGGCAAAAAACGCCCGGTTTTCGGGTCCTTGGCTGGTTTGCTTGTCATGGAAATTACTCCGGGCAGGCTGAGCCGCTGAGCCTGCTGGCAGCCGCGTCTTTGACAGAAAAGGCACTCGGCCTCGACTTCGGTCCGTCACCTCGTCTTTGCTCGAATGGCTCGGCGCACCTGCCAATCGTCGAGCGCCGTCACCGCGGACAGCGCAACGCGCGCCGAGCGTGACAGCCGATCACAGAAAATTGCGGGTGTCACGCCGGATGTCACGCTTGCAACCTTGACTTCAGGTTGTATCCGGTCATCAATGCGGCCCACCGGGTTGCCCCGTTTCGGGTCCTCTTGGCGGAATGCATCGCAAGCGCCCTGCTAGCCAGGGAAAAGCCAAAGTAGTTCAAGATTTTGAGTAATTTATCAGCCTAGCAGGCCCGCTGCGGGAACCGTGCGATGGATGCAACAGGTGTCAGATGATCCGCAACGCGTTCAGTAAGTTGAAGACCATTTTCACCCCGCGGCCCTCCGCAACGAATATCTCGCCCAGGTTGCTTGAACTGGCCACCTCGGGGAACGTCGACGCCCAGGCAAAACTGGCCGAAATCTATTTCAACGACGGCGGCGAGGAACACTACGCCGCCTCGCTTCACTGGAACCGGCAGGCCGCCCGCCAGGGTCATCCCGCCGCGCAGGCCCGTCTCGTCACCATCTATCAAAGGGGGCTCGGCGTCGAGCGCGATCCGAAAGAGGCCTCGCGCTGGCTTCGCAACATTGGGCAACCGCGCGCGCGAATTGAGCCCGCCCGCGCCGTTTCCGGCAAGATCGCCAAACAGGAAGCATAGCAAGCGCCAACCGGCCTTCGCGAAGCACCGTAACGATCCGCAACGGTCAGGCGACCTTTGCGCGGCTGATAAGACGCGCGGCGCTGTAGGCCGCTCGCCTTAGCTGACCCCGGAATCAAAAAGGCCGCTTCAATGACGAAACGGCCAGCCTGTAATATCCTTAGCCCGCTTCTGGCCGTTTGGCAAGCCCCTTTGCCTAAATTTGTTTCTGTTTTGTTCTTTTTTCGCGAGCCGCCTGCGTCGCTCGCCTCACGCCCACCTGCCGTCTCGCCCGCCCGCTCCCATCGTTTGGTGATATAGTTACGCCCGGCACGCGACACTGCCTTTGCCCCGCGGTCCCGCGGCAATGGAGCGCCGGCCATGACCAAGCGCGCCATGTCCGGTTCGATGGCGAGGCGGTCGAAGGCCGTTCCCACGACGACGGGAGGATCCCATGACCCCACGATATCTGCTTGCCGCTGTTATCGCGGCGCTTGTCGCGCTTGCCGGCTGCACCACCGACCAGGCCAGCCGCAGCACCGCCCCTGCCCCAAGCCAGGGAAACCAGGGCACGCAAGGCGGCCAAGGCATGAGCCAGGGCGGCGGAAGCTCCGGCTACTAA